GTCCGTACACCCACGTGATCAAATTGCTGAACTCGGCCAGTACCGGCTCACAACCCCCTTCGTTCTCCGTCATGCTCTTCGACGGAGCGAACTACTGGACTATGGCCGGATGTCGCCTGGACACCATCGAGATACCCTTCGCATCAGACGGGGTTACCGACGCGACGGTGAAGTTCATCGGCAACCCTGCTACCTCGGCCACGTCGGCGCCCACGGTCTTTGCTACGCCATCGTGGAGTTCGGTCGTCATGATCCCAGGTTGGTCGGTTGCCGTGACGGTGGCGACCGTGTCGCTGGCCTACATCCAGTCAGGTTCGCTGCTTATCTCTCGTGGTACGACCGCCCTGTTCACAGAGGGGACTCAGACCGCGTACGTCAACTTCGCTGGGCCTATCAAAGTAACTGGAAAGATGACCGCCGTCGTTGCGACCCAGTCCGACCCTTGGACCGCCGCATCACCGGCTCAGGCTCTCACCCGCGACCCCGTGGCGACGGTTCTCACCTTCACGGACACGAACGACACGAACACCCCGACCATTTCGTTCACGATGACCAAGACTCAGTTCATGGAACCGAAGCGCACCCAAGGAAAGCTCTACACGGAAGTAGAGGCCAACTTCGAGGCCGTCTCGAACCCCACGGATGCATCGACTGGATTCTCTCCCATCGCGTCGACGACTATCAACAACACCTCGGCGGCGTACAACTAGACTTCCTGAGAAAGGAGGACTATGCAAAACGTCGTACTTTCCACGGGTCAAATCGCCGTCCTGCGTTCCGTTGACGAACTCACTGAGGGCCAGAGCCGTAAGATCGAGATAGCCCGCGCTCGAAGTGGCGCGGTTATACAGAAATTCCAAAAGCCCATCTATATCGACGCCAATGGTGAGGACACATTTGATGCCACCCCGTCACCCACTACTCGCGTTGGAGTCCCTACGTCGGCTCTCGACGAGGTGTCGGACGAGGATTGGGAGAGGATAAACGGGTTTTCCGATGTCCTCATCAATGAAATGACGGTATCCCTCGACGGCTCACCTGTAGTGAACCCGTCAGAACTCAAGAAGTCGGTATACGGTGCTCTTTCAGACGCCGTCTCGTCGCAATACGCCAGTAAGCAGGTTTCCGTGGATGGACCCGATGAGAAGGTCAACCCTTTAGCCGGAGCCGTCGAATCAACCGACTCTTCGTCGGTGAACCCGATCTAGAAGTTGTGTCGTACTGGCGAGAGTATGACTTTCGCAAACGGTTCGGCGGCTCTCATCAGGACTTTCTATCGCAACCCGTTGAGGTAACATTGTGGTTGATTGAGATAGATCGGGCGGCGAATGACCAGAATAGAAGTTAGCGGAATCAACAAGTTCGCTGACGAACTCGCGGGGAAGAGGCACGCCGTCGACCGAGCGGCCCGAAACATTGTGACGAAGGGTCGGCTCATCGTCGCCACCAAGGCGCGAAAGGTCTTTCGCCCGTACCCAGGGGGAAGGAAAATGGCCAAGAGCGGCAACACCTATTACGTCTTCGTCCCCCCGTTCAGTGCCACACCCCCGAAACCGACGAATAGGTCGGGACATCTTCAAGAATCCATCGCTGGGGGACCAGTAGTCAGAATGGGGCCAACCGCATGGGCGGGGATGGTTGGAACATCGGAAACGTACGCCAGATATGTGGAGTTCGGAACCAAGTTCATGGCCAAAGAGCCTTTCTTGAAGACAGGTCTTCGCAACTCTCGCGGGGACCTTCAGGAACTCGCTGAAGCCGAGTGGGAAGAGGCGGTTCGCTGATGGCGTTTGGTTCACTGTCATCCGTTACGGCCACACTGATCGCCGACACCAGGGAATTTTCGGCAAAGATCGACGAGGCTCAGGCCAAAATGGAAGGTTTCGGGAAGACCTCCGAGACCGTTGGCCAGAAATTCACCAAGTTTGGCAACATGGCCGCGAATGCCGTCATCGGCGCGGGCGCGGCGATCGTAGGGTTTTCCGTCGATGAGGCGTTCAAGTTCCAAGAGGCGATGGACAGACTTCAAAACGCGACGGGAATGACGGATAAGCAGATCAAGGCTCTTGGCCAAACGATAATTCAGGTGTCCGACTTGACTGGTTCCTCTACGGCTGATCTCGCCACCTCTATGGCGAACATAGAGCAGGCGGGGATACGCGGGGCCAAGGCTACAGAACTCATGACCGTCGCCGCGAAGGCGGCACTCGCTACCAACACCAACGTTGTGGACGTGACTCACGCTCTCGTCGCCGCCCAGTCCCTTCAGATCGCCAAGGGAGAAGATATCGCCAATCTGACGGGGATACTTGTCGCTGGTTCACATGCCTACGTAGGTGGCCTCGATGCTGAAGTGTCGATGCTCCAAGGGAAGGTAGGTGTAGCCCTCGCCAACTACCACATCGGGCTGAAGACCTCCATCGAGCTTGGTTCAGTTTTCGCCAAGATTGGACTCCCCACTCGATCCATAACGTCGTTCATCAATGGGCTGGGGAAACTTGAAGCGCCCATGACCACTCTTTCCACCACATCGAAGGGTGTAACGGAGAAACTATCGACCTACTATCTCTCGCTAGAGCACGTGGGACTCAGTCAGGCGAAACTCGCATCTGACTTGCGGGTTGGCAATATCGCGGGGCTTTTGACCCAGATAAAGGACGCCGCTGCCGCATCGCATCAACCTCTGTCCGAACTGATGAACGTCGTCTTTGGGGCCACCGGAGGGGCCACCGGCTCATTACTCGCCAACTCCTCAGCGGCGATAAATCAGGTACAAAAGGCTCTCAACGGAGCGGGCGGGAACTCTCTCAACAAAGCGTTCGAGACGGCCTCGGAACAGTTCGGCAACAAACTGCACATCATAGAGAACAACCTGAAGAACTCCGCCGCGCAGTTCGGTCTCATTCTCATGCCCTACATCTCAGACGCGGCGACGTTCATAGAGAACGCGCTGACCAGCCTCGAAAAGCACCCCGTCGAGCGAAAGGCACTCGAAATCGACCTCGGGGTTACGGTGGCCGCAGCGATAGGACTCAAAATAGCCAACGCGCTACAGTCCGCGACGCAGGTATCCCTTCTCGGCGAGATAGCGGCGAACACCGCCGCTACCGCTGGCGAGGGGGGGGCGAAGGTCGCGTCACTCGGAGCGGCAGAGACGGCGGCTGGCGGAGGGGCGTTGCTCGCGGGGGCCAGGGCCGCCGGTGGGATTTTCGGTGCGGCGGCACTCGCGACGTTGGCAACGCAGGAACTCAACAAAAGCAAGAACGTCCCGTGGTGGGATCCCGCCAAACTTGTGGCGTCTGCCGTAACTGCGGCGGCCCATGCGGCGTCGATAGCCTATGACGACGTTACCGGGACGGGGAAAAAAGGTACGGCTCGGGGCTCGAAGACCCTGACCATGAACAATAAACTCAGGATCATCAAGTAATGGACCACAACCTAGACGGGAACATCGTTGTCAACAACGAAATAGAGATAAGTGCCGAGGCCATCGGCCAACTTCTCGTCGCTAACCCCGTGTTCGTCAAGTCAGTCGCCCTCGTGGTGTGGAATGAATTGATCCGAATGGGCAGGTCCAAGGGGAATCTCTTCGGGAAGTGGGCGCAGCGTCCCCTACCGTCCGGAGTGGTCAACCAGCCAACAGGAACGAAGAGGCTGGGATGACCCAGATACCCTACCTGCCGGTCTTTGACGTGTACATGGCCTTCAACCCGACCTATTCGGGCGCGACCCTTTTCGCGGCCCCTCAGCAGGCTCTACCAGCGTCGGGCGCGTCAAATTCCTACTGGACGAACGTCTCTGCGTACCTACGAGACTTCACGACCAACTCGGGGAAGCAACACTACCTCGACAGGGTGGAGGCAGGAACCCTGAGGGCGACCTTTAACGGCAGAACGGGTTTCTTCTTCAACGGAGCAGCTCCGTCCGGTGGTGTAGACGGGAATGGAACGGGTTACGTCATCCAGCCACGACTACCCATCGCCATAACTGCGACGTGGTCGTCTACCACCTACCCCGTGTTCTGGGGAGTGATCGACAACGTCCAAGAGCAGGTGACCAATCAGGTGGACGTGGACCTCTTGGTGGACGCCAGCGATCTCACGAAGTACCTCTCGCTTTGCTACATGACCCGACAGAGTTTCTGGCCCACCTACGCCCAGTCCACCAGCGCGCAGGCGTGGTACCGTATGGGCACACCGTCACTCGCCACGGTCACCAACGCCGTCGGCGGGGGGACAACCGTCACCTACACGGCTCAGAACACCTTCACGGCAGGTCAGAACGTCACCGTCACCGGACTCGGCACGGGGTCGGGGTCGTCGCTGAATCTCAACAACGTGGTAATAGCCTCGGCAAGCGCGTCACAGTTCACGGTGACCAATTCCACGGTCGGCCAGTCGTCGGGAACTGGAACAGCCTATCGAACGATAATCACAGATCAGATGGGGGGAACGTCGGGCAACTATCTGGGGGCAGTGTCGTGGCCCACGTATGGAGCGATGATCTACGATACGAACTCCTGCGTCGATCTGACCAATGGCTCGTCGGCTGCGACAGGTCTGGCTAGATTCCCCGCGTTCACCTCTAGTGAGGGAGGGTTGGACTTTTGGGTTTTGGGGCAGAACATAGCCGGTTCAATCATTGCCCAGGGCATCAACACGGGGTCGAACTACATTCTTCTGGAATGCACGTCGTCGGGTCTGTACCAGATATCGGTAGCGGGCACCCTCTACACCTCGTCGGTACAGATCAATGATGGTTATTGGCACCACGTAGGGATCGTCGACAACGGGTCGGGCACGCTACAGGGTTATGTGGACGGGGCGTTCTTCTCTATAGGCTCTGGAACGCACTGGACCGCCCCTACCAACCTCGCTATCGGGAACACCAGCCCTCTCCTTGGAGGGCTGAACGCCTACGTCGATGAGGTAGTGGTTTCCAACACGTCGAGCCTGTCAACTCTTCAGAACGAGATCAAATCACGGTACCGTGCGGGAACCCTCTTGCAACTTGGGTTCCCCGTGACCAGCGCAACGGTTCTTTCCGGTGACCGGATCGCTGAAGTGCTGCTTTTGGCGGGATTTGGGAGCATCGTCAACGGAGCCATCGTCCTCCCGTCGAACTTCTACTATATCAACAACGGTAGTGCGTGGGTCAACGGGACATCGGGAAACGGTTTCGTAGGGTGCGAGCCGTGGTACTGGGACTCACCGATAACCGAATCCACCGCGCTCGATCTCATCGGCCAGATTTGCGACACCGACATAGGATCATTCGTCCAGTCGCCAAAAGGCACCGTCAACTTCTACAACCAATCGTTCTACGGCACGTGGACGTGGACCGTCTCCACTTCGTCGGGAACGTGGTCGCCCAATAGTTACTCGCCCGCAAGTGATCACATCTGGACTGACGACGGCTCAGGATACGCATACGACGGTCCTACGTTGCAAGTGAACCGAGACGACGCGGATACCTGGACACTCGTCAAAATCACCCCTCAGGCCGGTGTGGACCAAATCTACGAGAACTCCTCGGCTGAAGCGCGATGGGGTCTCTCTACCCTCACTAAGACCGGAACGATTCCAACGGCCCTGACGTACGCCCTTTCCGCCGCCAACTTCCTCGGTTACCTGTTTAGAAGTCCCCTTCCGAGAGTGTCCAACGTCGAACTCTGGTCCGAGACCAACAACGGGGCCTACAACACGGCCATAGTAGGGGCGGTTCTGGGGGACGTGGTGGAATTCAAAAGAACCTCCCCTAACGCCTCTACCGGGGGGACGTACCCTACCCAGATGGGCCGGATAGATCAGAACATGGTCATAGAGGCCAAGTCCCTTGAATTCGTGGCCGACCCAGGCACCCTACGAGCCTCGTTCACCCTCGACCCGTATCCGGTGAGGTCATAGTGCCTAATATCCCGAATACCTCGACCGCTGGGCTTGTCCTCACCTCTCGGGGAACGGGACTCAATGATTCGGTCTGGTCATCAGTGGGGACCGCGCAGTATTACGACTCACAGACCTATTCGATTTCGGGTCTTTTGGCTGCGTGGAGCTCGGGAGCCAGTAACTACCTCCCGTCATTCTTTTACGCCGTCCAACCAGGGCAGACAGTGACATTGGCTGGGGTGTGCGGGATGGTTCACGGGGGAACCTCGATAACCTATTCGGTATACCGTGGAACGGGCGGCGTGGCACTTCCAGGTTCGTCCATCGGCGGACTAACCGGACTTACTGCGTCAACTTCAGTGCCAACGTCGCTCACCGCTCCTACCTCGACGGTCACGCTCGGGACATTGGATTACTTCAACATCCAGATAACGGGCATTTCCGGCACCCCTGACGGCGGAACGGTCACCTTCGTGTTCCAGGTGACGACCTAGTGAGCACCGTCTACGTATCGAACAACGGCAACGGCACCGTCTCTGTGGTCGATACTGGGTCCAACACCATCACTGGCACCATCACAGTGGGAAGCAGCCCCAAGGGGATAGCGGTTACCCCTGACGGCTCACAGGTCTGGGTGTGCAACAACGTCTCGGCGGGGTCGGTTTCGGTAATATCAACCTCGTCAAATACTGTGATCGCCACAATCACGGGAATCTCTTACCCTGCGTCCATATGTTTCACCCGTGACGGTCTGTATGCGTTCGTCGGCTCAGACACCGTGACCACGATTTACAAAATTTCCGTCTCATCGCGGACGGTGGTCACCTCCACCAACATCGCCAACGCCTACTACGGCATCACCGTCGACCCGACCAACACCTACATCTACCCCGTAGTCGGGGGTGCGTA